CCGCAAGCTGCTGGATCAGCTGAAGACCAGCCGCGCGATCACCGACCAGGACGGCAACCCATGGGGGCCGGAGCAGTTCTGGAGTTGTCGTGCCGGGTTGCTGGCACCACCGGAGTGGCTGGCACCACCGAAGCACAACCCAGCGCCGCTGCTCAGCGCCGAGCAGGCTGAAGAGCTCTGCACCAGCTGGGCGACAGCCGCCAGGCGGATTGCACGCCAGACCGGAGCCGGCCGCCGCGGCCTGGATCAGCTGCGGCAGATAGCACCAGTCGCCAGCCGCCGCGAGTGGGCTGATGTGCTCGATGAGCAGCTGATCTGGACACCGGAGCAGCTGGCGCTGGGCTGGGATCCAGCGGCATCGGAATGGCAGCCGGCACTCTGGCTGGCGCAGTGGGAAGCGGAGCTGAAATCGGAAGTGCGACCAAGTGCGGCCTGATTCGTTGCCAGTCGGCATACCGAGCGGGTAAGGTGCGCGAGTGATGCAGATTCGCTATGCACTCAACACCACCTCTGAGCACGGAGCTGGCGCTTCGAGCTTTTGAGGCTGATCAAGCCTTCAGCACCGCATTGGCTGCTGTGCAGTCCAGCTTTCAGCCGGGCCTGAGCCCGATCGAAGCAGCGCGCAAGGCCAACGCCCACGGCTTTGCCTGGCTCAGCCGGCCATGTGATGACGACCCAGCACTGGTGCAGGTGATGCTCCGCCACCAGGGCGGCGCGGAAACCGCAGCGGTGGGTGACAACATCGCCCAGCTGCTGGCTGGCCTGCTCGGCATTGCGCTCCAACCTGCCGCTCAGACTTCCGAGTCTGAGGGGGGGGGCGACGATGCCGCTCCGGTCGTTTGCCCTGCAGTGCGGCCGGCGGCACCTGTCGATCCAGAACCCGAAGCCGAACCCGAGCAGCAGCCAGCCAGCCAGCTGCTGGACGATCAGCAGAAGGCCACTGCGGTGGCCATGTGCAAGGCGATGGATGCTGCCACCAGGAAGGCGTTCACCATCTCGTTCCGTGATGCCTTCCGCGTTGATCGGGATGCACGCTCGATCATTCCGCTGATCACCGAGCTCAAGCACCTCGAGTTCATCGATCGCTTCAGCATCGAAGCGGCAGGGGGTATCAGTGAATGATCCCCATTTCCGTCAGCTGCTCCGCCGCGCCGTTGATGCCTGCCAGCAGGCCAGCGATCTCCAGCAGCTGCAGCTCAACGCCATGCCAGCCGTCGTCACCCTTGGCGACATCGGCCAGCTGCTCAGCTGCGGGCGCACCATCGACACGATCGAGCGCTGCTGTGATGAGCTGCAGGCGATCCTGGATCAGCCGCCACGGCTGGATCATCGAGAGTCCATCCGGCTGTTATCTCGACCCGTGCGGCAGGACAACGATGCAGCCTGATGCGGCCTGGCTGGTGCTGGATCCTGCAACAGCAGCTGCAGGCCTGCGGCGCCTCGAGCTGGATGCCAGCAGCTGGCGCCTGGTGCCGGTGGTCTGCATTGCGCCGGTGGATGAATACCCACGGCGCTGGCAGGTGCAGGCATGACCAAGCCAAAGCCACAGCCGTACGGCAGACCAAAGCGCCGGCCACCGTCCACCCATGTGATGACGGTGTTGCATCCAGATGCCCTGCAGGCCGTCACGGCCGTCATGACCAAGCACCAGCTCAGTCGATCTGGCGCGATTCACCACCTGGTCCGCCTTGGTGCGGGCCTTCCTCCTCTGAACTGAACCCATGGCTTCTGAAACCTTCTACAGCCCCAAGGCGCCAGTGCGCTGGGCGCACCTGATCAACGCCGACGAATACGAAGGCAAGTACAGCTACAGCTGCGAGCTGGTGCTGGACAACAACAACGCAGCGCATAAGGCCTTCCTGGCCAAGCTCGAGGCTGAGTTTGTAGCGCAGCACGGCGCCAAGAAATCACGCAGCGCCAAGGGTGAACCCTGGCGGCCGGACAAGGAAGACGCCACCAAGACGGTGGTGCGCTTCAAGGCCAACCGCTTCAGCAACGACGACGGCACCTTCACCAAGGGTCCGCGCATGGTGGATGCCAAGAAGCAGCCATGGGATGGCCAGGAGATTGGCAACGGCTCTGAGCTGATCATCGGCTTCACGGTGTATCCGTGGAATCGCTCTGAGGGTTGTGGCGTCACACTGCAACCGAAAGCGGTGCAGGTGGTCACGCTGATCCCACGCGAAGATCCAGGCGACAAGGTTGCCGATGGCTTCGATGAGCAGGACGGTTATGTCGTCGGCCAGGCGTCTGAGTATGTGGACGAGTTCGCGGACGATGAAGAGGCACCCTTCTGATGGATCGCGCAACTGTTGACGCCATCCGCACTGCTGATGCGTCGATTGCCGCTCAGGCCATCGAGTCTGAGCTGCGCTTGTGGTGGCGCTCCCAGGCGCAGCCGGAGCAGGTGCTGCTGTCAGCTGATGACACCGTGCGGTTTGTGCAGCACATCCTGCGGCGAGGTCGCCATGGCTGATCTGCCCTTCATGCGCGGCCATGGCGTCAACCGCTCCAGCGGTGTGCGCGTGGTGCCGGTTGCTGATCTGCGCCGGCTGCATCAGCTGATGCTGGCGGCCATCTGCCTGCAGCTGCTGCAGGTGGTGGCGGTGCTGTGGCGGCTGCAGTGACATGAGCTCTGCAGGTCTGGGCTGGTGGCTGGAGACGATTGGTCGGTATCCGCTGCTCAGCCCAGCGCAGGAGATCGAGCTCGGCACTGCTATCCAGGCATGGTTGAACCATCCGGGATTCCCGGATCGTTGTCCGCCAGGCATCCGCCGCCGCGGTGAACGTGCCAAGCGTCGATTTATCGAAGCCAACCTGCGCCTGGCGGTGAGCTATGTCTCGAAGCACTGCAACAGGTTGGCCAAGGGCCACAGCCACGATGATCTGATCCAGGCCGCCAACCTGGGTCTGATCACGGCGGTGGAGCGGTACGACCCAGCGCGCGGCTACCGCTTTTCCACCTACGCCTACTGGTGGATTCGGCAGGCGGTCACGAACTGGGCGGATCGGCACGGCCGCACCGTGTCCATCCCTGCGATCCATTCGCAACACCTCGGCCGGCTTGGTGCCATCCGCCGCCGGCTGCTGCTGGAGCTCGGCCGCGAGCCATCACGCCAGGAGCTGTCCGAAGCGCTTGGTGTATCTGATCGCGTGCTCGAGCAGCTGCTGGTAAACATGCAGCCGATCGGCAGCCTGGATCGGGTAATCGCTGATGACGGCGGCATGGAGCTGGGTGATCTGATCGCCACCCATGACACCACGCTCGAGGATCAGGAAGAACAGGAGCAGCGGCGGCAGCAGGCGCAGCAGCTGCAGCAGTTGATCAGCCGGCTGCCAAGGCGTGAGCAGCGCCTGGTGCGTCAGGCGTATGGCCTCGATGGTGTGCAGCGCAGCCGTAAGGAGGTGGCCACGGCAGCGGGCATCAGCACACGCAAGCTGGAGATCATCCTGCAGGCGGTGGAGCAGCAGCTGCAGCAGATGGCTGTGCAGCTGGAGTTGATCACGGTGCCGGTGGCGGTGCTGCCACCCCGGGTGAAGGTGGAGCGCAGGCCGCGGTTGCTGGTGATCACAGCTCAGCTGAGTTTCTGGCCAGCAGCTCCCGCGCCATCTCCATGTGGCGCTCACTCGGACCAGGTAGCGACGGTTCAGCCTTTGCCAGCAGCAGCTCCACCTCGAGGCAGGCCACACGCCGCAGCGCCTGGTTCAGCAGATGCTGCTGCGTGTACCACTGCACAATCAGCCGATCGGATTGCTGCTGCAGCTCCTGCAGCTTGAGGCGCACCGCACGCCGGCGGTCGGTTTCCATCTGCAGTTCAGTGGCCAGGCTGAGGGTTGGATCGAGCCAGCTCATGCCGCATCAGCAGCCATCAGGTCAGTCTGAGCAGGCGCCATTCATCACGGTTGGCGTAGACGATCGCGGCTCTGCGTGCTGGCTGGTGGTCACCGCTGATCAGCTGATCACCGCCAGCAGCGGCAGCAGCGCGTTGACGATCCTCGAGGCGGTGCTGCGCTCGCGCGGCCGGCAGCTTCCCTAGTAATCCCAGCGCACGCGGGGCCGGCCGACCCTGATGCCCAGATGAACGAAGCCCTTGGGTGCGCCATAGCCAATGCTGAATGGCCAGTGCTGATCACACCAGGCCTGCACTGCTTTGATGTCCACGTCTGGCACGTTGAAGTCCACAGCGCCGGTACTGGGTGCGTTGTACAGGTGCTCACTGGCGCTGGCACCACCAACAGCGCGATTCACCGCCGGCGGCCGGTAGCCGCTGGTGATCACCACCGCACGATTGCCAAATTGCGCGCGCACACGTTCGAGGAATGCCGCCAGCTCTGCCGCGGTGTCCAGCTGGTGTTGATGATCAAAGCGCCGGGCCTCCTGCCACAACGCAAACTCACCCAGCTGGATGTGTGGCGTGATGCGGGTGGCGAAGTCTGATGCAGGCGTCAGCTTGGCCGGCGGCTGCTGCACCACCGGCCGGCCGTTGTTGAACAGGGCCACCTCAGCTGCGCGCCGGCGCTCGAGGCCAGCCAACACTGCTTCACCGGCATGGCTCCAGCGTGGCAACTCCTGCTGGATCACCACTGACGGTGGATCACCAGCCTGCAGGCGCTTGCGCAGCGTGGAGCTGGCGACTGCGCTGAGGCCGACGTTGTAGGCCCAGCTGATCAGCGCGGCGATCTCATTGGCGCGCCACTTGGTCGCCATCGGCAGCAGCTTCAGCAGCTGCTCTCCAGTGCCCTGGAGCTCAGCGTCAAGGAACGCATCAGCCTGCTGCTGGCTGATGGTGTCACCCTGCTGGACGGGGCGGCCGTTGAGTGTGGTCTGCCCCCAGCCGATGGTCCACACACCGGCGGGGCATTTGTAGGCCACCAGGCGGCAGCCTTCAAACTCACGCACGATGGCCCGGGCCGGCGCCAGCCATGCCGCTGGTGTGTTCGGCACCGCTGCATTCCAGATGCTGCCCAGCTCGCCGTTGTTCTCCAGTGCGCCCGCGGGCAGGTGCTTCTCCACGGCTTCCCAGAACGCGCGGTGATGCGCCAGCTCGAGGTTGGAGTGCTTGACGCAATCAATCAGGCGCCTGGTCATGGCCGGTGCTGCTGGATAACAGGCTGCCGATCAGCAAAGGCGCCTCTAACTTCTGACCAGACGATGGGGCTGAGCATCGCGGCAACGATGGCGAGGATCACCACCTGCGCCATCTTGGTTTCAAGCTTGCCGACACGTTCACCGATGCTGCTGCGTTCGCGGCCATCGGTGATGGCGGCATCGAGCAGCTGCTTCAGCTGGCCCTCGAGTACACCAATGGCGCGCAGGATCTCGCCGTGCGATGGCTCGTTACCCATTGGTGTCATCACCGCTTGCGGGAGGCAATGCCACGCAGTGCGCCGAGGATCAGCTGGGTCCAGCTGTTAGCGCGAACGCCAGGCACGATTGCCAGCAGTTCAGAGCCAGCCAGCAATGCCACGGCGATGCTGGTGATGTCTTCCGGTGTGGGCGCCATAGCTGATGCGCTGATGGCTCAGGCTATTCAGACCGTCAGTTCTGGAGCGTGAGCGTGCTGGCCGCCAGGGAGAAGGTGCCGTTGCTGGTGGTGATGTTGCTGTTGAAGTCGTTGTAGGCAACCAGTTCATCAGCACTGCTGGCACCACCGCGGGATTTGTAATACACCGCGCCGCGTGCGGTGATGGTGCTGCTGGTCCAGGAAACCGCTGCGAACTGGATGGTGACCTTGTCGTTGGCGGTGTCCTTGGTGACGGTGACAGGCACGCTGATGCCACCGGCGGTGTAGCCAGTGCCGCTGACTTCGTTTGTGACGCTGGAACGCTTGAGGTGCGTGTCCTTGTCTGCGTTGTAGGACGAGGTGACCAGCATCACTTTGAAGCTGTCGGTGTCGAAGTCGATGGCGTTGCGCGCCATGTCATCGATGCAGGAGTTGTAGACCAAGGAAGCCATCAGGGTGCAGGCGGCTGCGGCCAGGTGATGTCGAACGGGTTGGCAGCATCGGCCAGGTCGCGCAGGGCCTGGCGGTAGGCAGCCCAGGCATCACGATCAGCGCCGAGGTCGTAGTCGGTGATCTGCGTCCAGTCGCAAGACTGCAGCAGCTCGATGCGCTGATTGCGGACCTTGACGTGCTGCATTTGCAGCTCGTTGAAGCTGTAGGGACGCACGACAAAGGCGCTGCCGTCCCAGTCGATCGTTTCCAGCTTCGGGTTGCACTCAGGGCGCTCGTAAGGGCCGCTGTACCCGGCACGCTCCAGTTCGTCAGGCGTGAAGGTGGTGTTGTCGGTACGGGTGCTGCCGTCCGCAAAGCGGATGCGGTGCGGCAGGGGCGCTGGGGCGGCTTGGCAGTGGGAGTAGAGCATTGCTAATTGACGTAGAACTCAGAAACCGCGACATAGTAGTCGGCTTTAGCAATGCGAACGTATCTAGCATTTACAGGCGTGAAGTTGCCGGGTCCGTAAAACGTGAAGATGCCTTCGGTCGCAAAAGTTCCGGTGTTAAATAGCGTGGTCCAAGTGCTGTCATTATTAGATGTTTGAACCAGGCAGTCTTCTGTATAAAGCTTGCTCCATCCGCCGGGAATGTTGCTCGTAGCAGTTCCAACGGTCACGGTGGTGATGTAAACACTCTCGCCGTAATCAACTTTGACAAAAGCCGAAGCACCGCCGGTAGCCGCATCAGTTGCTGTGGCGGTATCAGTGAATGACCCGTTGGTCATGTTTGCCCGTGATGCTGCTGTAGCGCCCGAATAAAGAGAAGACTGCGAATAGGTGCCTAGCGGCATAGTCCAAAGCCCGGCACGCTTGGCCACGCTCTGCTCATTCTGAAACCACAGCCCCGAAGCTGCGCTGCCTGTCGGTGTGCGCCTGACGCCCATCAAGCCACCGTTAAATCCAAGCATCAGCTGATGTCCTCGTAGGAGATGACCAGCTCCAGGTCGCCAGCGGCGCTGGCCTGTGCGCGGAGGCTGTGGCCCTCCTCTAGGTAGATGTATGCCTCGCGGGTGACCAGCACTTGGGTGGCATCAGCTGGCACGGTGATGGTCTTGCCGATAGCGAAGCCGGTCGTGCCGTTGTAATGCTCCAGGCTGATGTCAGCAGCAGCAGCGCCATCCACGTTGGCGCAGTACACCGAGTTGATTTTCAGTACCTTGCCGCTGCTGGCGCCATTGCTCAGCGCCGCAGCCATCGAGGTGGTGACGGCATAACCAACCGTCTTACCGACGACCGTCGTGACCGAGCTGCCTGATTTGATGTTTGGCGCTGCCATTGATCACCGCCAGGTGGTGTATTGATCTTCATTCCAGAATAGCGACGCCGCAAAGCCATCATCATCTGTGCCGCCAGTAGCCGCCCCAGCGGCCCACACCACATTCACCACCAGGTCGATCTCGCCGGTCTGCGTTGCAGCGCCAGCAATCCAGATCACATTCACGCCAAGCTCGAAGCCAGGCAGCGGCTCAATGCTCGGCAGCCATGTGCCATCCGTCACCAGCGATACGGTGGTGTCCACATACCCACCACGCTTCTGTGCCTCTTCCGGTGGCTCCTGGTAACGCCAGCGCATCCCAGCCGGCACGATGTTGGACACGCTCGACTGGCCTGCCCAAATCTCAGCCGGCAGCAGGAAGCTGACGAATGAACCCTGCTGCCCGCGGTAGTGATCGCGGATGCTGGCCATCTCGG